TATTTTAAACAATTACGAAAGTGATATAAAATACTGGTGTGATGATTTTGGAGAGGGGCATATCTTTTTAAATAATAGAGAACAGTTAATACCTTTTGAAGATGATAATAGGGTTCAACAGTTAGATAAAAAAGCATTAGAAGTTATTAAAAATGACAATTCTAAAGGTTCTGATAAACTTTTTTTACAAGAGTTGAAGCAAATAATAATTAATTCTTTAAATCATAAAAAAGTAGCCTAAACAGACTCTAAAAGGCCTCTATTGAGCCTTTAACGAGTCCTCAATCTCCACCTTAATAGCATCCATATCCTCAATCCCAACAGAGTTTAAATCATTAGAAATTATTTGCATAAGTTTTAACTTCTCGTAGTTTGGCAAAGAATATCCTAAAGCTTTGATGTCAGATAAAATAGTGATCTCTTTTTCAACATCAACAATGCTAAAAACTTTCGGATAATCAATCGTGATGTCGTTATTTATGCCTAGATATCTGCAAATTACATCAAATACCCTTATCTCAAAATCTTCAAGTCTCATAGCGAAGTTTGACAGTGAGCCGTTTAAACCTTGGAACTTGATGTCAAGGGCAATACCGCTCTCTTTTGAACCGTTTGTCGATAAGTCATAAGATATTTTGTTTATATTGTCGATAATGTTCTCTATTTTATCTTTATAGGCATGAGTTGATGCACCATCAGGGGCTATAAAACTAGGTCTAGTCATACCAGTACCATATACCAAAGCATTATCAGTAGAGAGTTTGAGTTCTAAGTCACTAGGTGAGTCAGCATTGACTGTAAGCATTGAGAAAGTCTGCCCTCTGAGTATCTCATCAAGTTCGCTCTCTAAATTGTAGTATCTCTTTTGCAGGTAGGCTATTTGATTAAATTCACCGCTATCAGGAAATACGCCGTTTTCACCAAAGCTTATCACTGGGCATATTCCTAAGTTATGTTCTCCTTGTTCTATAACCTTATCATCTTTAAGAACTCTCCACATACTCTTATCAAAGTATCTGGTAACTTCGGAAATATCATCGTTCGTATAAGTGGAGTTGTCAATAGTATCACTGTATGCAATGTATTCAAACTTACCATATTTATCGAGTTTGTATTTCACCACTCGATGCGGTTTAATTTCAACAAGATAAGGAAGTGACCTTGAGTCAATTTGCTCTTTTAGATTTGTCGGCATATCTTTTGGCATATCAATCAGCACAAGGTTACTTCCTAAAGCCTTGGCATTTTTTGCAAAACTGCTCATGAATACATCGATAGAGTTGCCTCTGTTGTCTATGTCGTCGAATATGGTTCTTATAAGCCTGTTTGATGAAGTTCTTATCGGGGCAGTTTTAAACAAATAGCCGACGTATCTATTTACTTTTGAAACAAAAAGATTCGAGTAGTATGCTATTTTCTTGCGCTCGGTATACTTTTCATCGCTCTCTCTTGGGAATTTGTCAATATAAGATCCATCAGAAAAACCGCCGCTGCCTCTATATGCCTCATCTATAAATTTATAATCAATCATCTTTTAACCTCGCTATTATTGAATCTATGTTGTTGAATGTATCTTGTAAACCGTCTTTTAAAAAATTATCGCCTTTGTAACCGGGGTGATGCACAAGTTTTGAAAAAACAAATCCTTTAACGCTTGAAAATCTTAGACTTTTTTTCTTATTTGGCTTGATAATATGCGGTTTAGATCCATACAAAACAAAAGCGGCATAGTTTGTTTTACCGCCTTTTGCATCAACCATCATTCCATTGTTTTCTATACCGACTATACCCGTGAGATTACTCTTACTGATTTTACGAAAAATATTATCTTCCATCGTACCGGTATTATAATGTTTTTCTGCTCTTTTTTTGATGTTTTTAAAAGCGTCTTGCGTAACTTGGGATATAAGCTCCGGAGCCAAATCCCTGTCAATGCTTTTTAGCTTTTTTTGTATTGCCTTTAATCCATCAATTTTTACCATCTTTAAAACCTAATATTTTCAATCTTAAAGCGACTTACTGCGCTTTTTAGGTTATTGAGTCTATCTTCATCCGTTTGTGTTGAGATAAAGAAGCAATCGCCGATGTCTGTGTTGTATTCCAGTGTTTCTCTTATAGTTCTCTCCAAATCATACATCTTCTCATACATACTCTCTAAATCTCTATTTTTTACATCAAATCCGTAAACAACACTGAACATAAGCGTATCTCTGCCTAAATCTTGCGTGTTTGATTCTGAAATAATGCGGATAAATGGGCAATCTTTTGAACCTATGCCGTTCTCCAGTCCTATTTTTAACGACTTTATATTTTCAATAGAGGAGAGTTTTTCTTTAATATTTGTCAATACATCAAAATGTGTCATAGTCACCCTCTCATGACAGGTATGGATGAAACATTGGAAGAGGATGAGTTGCTTTTAGAGAGCGATACATATCGTTGGTACTCTTTTGAGTAACTATTATATTTTAAATTCATCCCGTCGTTTTCAAGTTGCATAAGAGAGAGTGCAATATAGACTTTAGCGATAACTAACTTTTCTTTATAAAACGGATCCGTAATGTTTAACTTTTCTACTTCATCAATCGCCTTATTCTCTTCTTCATAAAGCGTATCAGCGTCAATACTGTTGATAATAAAATCATCATTATAAGCATAAAGAGCCATTGTTAAACCTTTTTTATAACTATATTTCTATACAAGAGCATTCCTTTCCAAGAACGTACCGCGTTGTGTTTCATAATATGGCAATTTAATTTAGAGGATTGAATACATGTTTAAAAAAATCAAAGAGTTACTTGATGCGGGGACAATATCTCAAGCGGCAGCGGATGCACTTGATAGTGAAGTATCCATTGCACTTAAAGAGAAAAACGATGAGGCTGCAAGTTGGAGGGTGAAATATCAAGATTTAAACAAAAATTTTGAAGCAATCTCAAAAACAAAGGATGATTTAGAGTCCAAACTCTCAGGTTTTGATGAAGCTATTAAAAAAGCGAAAGAGGATGGCAAAGGGGAGCTAGTAAAAGAGTTAGAGACTCAACGAGCTTCAACACAAGAGATTCAGGCTAATTTAGAAGCAATTTTCAAAACGAGAACAGAAATCTAAAGATTCAAACGGCTCTTGGCAGTGCATTGAGTAAATACGACGTTATTGACAGCGATTTGGTTTCTAACTTTATTAGAGGTAATGTAGAACTAAATGGTGACTCGTTGATTTATAAAAACGGTGATAGCTCTATGAGCATCGAAGACGGGCTGAAAAGCTTTTTTGATGAGAAACAGCACCTGCTAAAAGCTCAAGGCAACAGCGGAAGCGGCGCAGGTGGAAACGGAAACAGCGGTGGGGATAACCAAGACTTCATCCCATAAAAAACATAGTAAAAAAAGATAAAAGGTAGGAAAAAATGGCAACAATTCAAGATGTAATCCAAAACAATAACTGGAAATCGGTAAGTTTTGAAAAATCAACGGATGTAAACAGACTGATTAATTCGGGAATAGTAACACAGGCAAGTGAGGGTGCTAAAAACTTTATCAATGCACTTGATTACGACAATGTGCAATCAACATTAACGGTCGGTGTAGTAGATAGCGTATGGGCTGAACAAAACTTAGGTGATGCAAGTGATACAGAAGCTTCAGCTATTGAGCCTCTTTTTGATGAAGCAACTGTAAAAACATTTTATGGTAACCAATGGTGGGCTGTAAGAACTATTCAAAAAGATTTACTTAATACTACGAAGCCTAACAAGTTGATACTTGAAAAAGTTGGTGCGTACTGGGCTACTCAATGGAATAGAATTATCTCTGCTACTATTAGCGGTATGAGTGATATTGCTGATATTACTATCGGTGACGGGACTGCAGATTTATCTAAAACAATGATTACAAGTGCAAGAAAACTCAAAAAAGATATGGGAGTTGGAAAACTTGCAAATGCTTATATGAGTTCAACTACTCTTTTTGATGTTATTGAAAAACAAGATGCAGGGACTATTGCGAGTGAGATAATCACTGAAAAATATGGTCAAGTTACTGTTGTAAAAGATGGAATCACTCAAGTTGTTCAGTCTGATACACCTACTTATGTTTTAAACAAAGTAACGCCTATTGTCGTTGATGACACCATGAGCGACGGTGTTATATCTTTAGTGGAAGAGGGTGCGTTTGCATTTACACAGAAAAATATTAAAGACCCTCTTATGTATGAAAAATCAGCAAAAGCGGGGAATGGCGCAGGGAAAGAAGAGTTCGGTACAAAATCACTCTATATTATTCATCCTATCGGATTTAGCTTTAAAGGTGTTCTTGGTACTAATTACGCTTCAAAAAGCGGTTTAACATTAGCTGAGCTTCAAGGCGGTGGTCTTTATGAGCTAAAAGTTGATGTAAAACTCTCTCCAATTACTAACCTTAAAGTGAAAATAGGAGCATAAAATGGCTGCTAAGAAAAAATCTATTCCGGTAAAACTTAACTTTGCCGGAATAAAACAAATAGGTTCTTTTTGGTACTCAAAAAAAGATAACTACAGAAAACATTTTAACAGTGCAAACGAATGTGCAAAACATTTTAATGGCGAGAAGGCTGATAAATGAAGTTAAGACTATTAAGAAAAAACACAACGCTAAAAGCTGATGGAAAGATATTGAATTTTAAAGACGGCTTTTTAGAAGTAAAAAAAATAACAAAAGGTATC